TGTCATTCTAGATGAATTTTGTCCTACATGTTCTGTGCTAACATCAATTGCTTGTTCTGAAAGGTCTGTCTGTACGTTATCAAATACTATTGTTGCGTCTTCTGAATGTCTGTAAGTTGTTCTCTTCTTTCCCTTCACTGATCCGGCTTGGCTTGATTCGTCGTCTATCTGTTCCCTAACGATAACTGGCTCTAGTCCTGCTCTTTGAAGACAATTACATATATGCATGACTTGTCGTTGACCATGTGCACACTCTCCTTTATTGACTGCCCGTCGAATAAATGACGTAAGTTCCTTCTTTTCAAAAGGAAAAACATCTTTGTAGCGTTTCACATGCTCCATAACTGTAATTGCTCTATTAACATCTTGCAAAGCCAATCTCATTTTCTCTCCTGCTACATACTGGTCATCAAAAATGTCATAATCTACTCCGAATCTGGTCTTAGGTTTTAGAATATTATCCTCATATGAAACAAAATGATATTGAGCTGTGGTTTCTGGCAAATCTTCAAATACTAAATATTGAGTTTCTGGTGCTGTCTTAAACATGAATCGTTCTAAAGTCTTGAATTTTCCGTTATCTTTATATGAAGTTACATCTACACAATTTCTCCTGAATACGAAATCGAATTTCTTTGCATCTCTCATTGACATTTTATTGATTACTGAACATACATGATCTTCTTTGCCATAACAATTTACTTTGACATTACCAAGTTTTAGGAAAATTACATTTCCAGCTTTTCCTTTTGCTGGATGATCGCCCTTAACCAAATCTACTTCTACTTGTTTGGCTACGAGAGGTCGTCGTCTCTCATCTTCTGGCACCTCGACGAAAGTTGTCCCTGAGGGACTGAAAGTGTTGTTACGCTGCGCGTTGCTACACATTTTAATCAACACATACTGATTATCGCTGAAATTACACACCGTACCTACTCATAAGTTTGTCCTGTGTACTAGAAAAGTGATCAAGGTTTACTCCTATATTACGACCCAAGAATTTATTAGCGAATAAAGCATTAGTAATTTTACTTCTAAAGTATCTATAATAATCCGAACCATGCTGGCATGCTTCAATTAAAGCATTTTCAATTTGATCTTTAATATTTTCATAATTATTTGAATCTATGTTTGTATAATTAAATTGTTGTTCAATTGAATCTTGATCTATTGGTGACAAATAAAGTCCGTTCTTCAAAATAAAACGGCGTTTCAAAAATGTAATTTCATTAATTTTACGTGCTCCTACATCATTACTATCTTTCTGTGCTGTTGTGTAATCTTGTCCGAGTACTTTCATCCATTTTGCTACTTCCACGAAACTGTATCCTGTAATTTTTGAATTAGTTGAAAATACTACATCATCTCCGAAACATGTGAATCCTACATCGCTAGTGAAATTGTTAAGTGAAAGATTTTTAGTGATTTTACGATAACACCACCAATGGTACATGAAATTTACAATACAATTAATTACGGTGGTCATAGGATTTCCTGATGGATTTCCATGCTTAACTAAATGAACATCTGAATTACTTACTTGATATGTTTGAATATACTCTGACCATAAAGTTGTTGCTGCAAGTTGATCTATCCCTGAAATATTTTGAATTGTTCCAATAACTATATCTCCCGCTGCTTTCATGAAATCTGCTCTAAGTGATCCGTCATATGCTGAATAATCTGCGTCATAAAATTCTTCTCCCTTTGATGCTAAATATTTTGCTAAGATAGTCCATTCTGTTGACATTGGATTAATTCCTACTGAATGATAAAGTGATTTTCTCTTTGATTGCCATACTTCTTTGAATTTTCCGAAATACATTCTTGATAATATTGCTGTTTCATATGGTACTGCTGTAAATAATCTAGTTTTTCCTACACGAGCTTTTGCAATTGGTCTTGTCTCATCCTTAAGACAATTTTTCCAT